GCACAGTTTGCTCCGCAAGCTCAGCCTCAGATGCAAACCGCAGCTCCGACTCCGAATGCAGCAGGTTTCCCTGACGACGACCTCCCGTTCTAATAGGTTGTTGGTTTCTTCAAGGGCGTGTCGAAAGACACGCCTTTTTTATTAGAATAATGTATTTTAATAACGAAAGTAAACTGATGGAAGTCTTATGATACTTTTTGATACAAATTCCCCTGCGCTGCGTTATGTAGCTTCTCTCATTTCTGGTGTGGAAAATGCCGATGAACCCGTGAAGGTTGTCGTTGGCGATGGCGAGGTGTATTTCACCTTGAAATGCGGTCTAAAAATCAAGGCGCCTATTTGGAAAGGCGAGTACGATACGTCTGACTTTGACGACCGTTCCGAATTCTACTTCAATGCACGATTCTTGGGCAAGGCTCTTACTACGTGCATCAACAGTGAGCAGATTGCGTTTATGAGGCAGGAAGACACTGTCCACATTGCTGGGTTTTTGAAGAAACCAGATATCCCGCAGCTTGATTCCAAAAAGGAGGAGGGCGACGAAGGTGTTCCTGCTACATACGAAGAACCTGAACCGATGTTCTCCTATGAAGCCGAACTGGCCAATGTGGAACCGTTTGATGAAGCAGTGTTCGGTGAATCCAGTGCAACATTCAAAATGGAACAGAGCGACATGGTTGAGTTGTTCAGTCTTAGCGACTACTTCAACGATGTTGACATCTGCCGAAAGTCTGGCGTGGTATCGTTCCGTGTCGGAAATGACGGAATGTCCGTAGTTACTCGCTACACCATGAGCAATCTTGGAAACTCCAAGAGTGACCCGAACTTCTCCTTCAATGTAAGCAAGTCTACGATGAAGCTTCTGTCCTTCATTGGAAATGGAAGTGTTACGATTGACTACGACGAGAAAAACAGCACAATCGCTGCTAGCGACGGTACTATAACGGTGGTTGCCGAAGTGTTCCCTAGCAAGTACGATACCCTTGTTTTCAAGGACGGAGAAACGAAGTTCATCACCCCAGGTACGGCATTTGATGAAGCTATTCCGAAGCTTTGCGAGAGCCTTGCTGCAACGAACAAGGAAGACGAGCTTTCGTTCGAATACATTGGTCCTTGCAACATTGGCATCACTTGGAAGGAAAAGTATGGTGAAATCTTCAAAATGATTTCAGTTGGAGAGGCGAAGCAGTTCAAACCGTTTGCTGTCAAGTGCCACTTGCTCAATATCATTCTTGGCTGCATCCACGACAGCTCGGTGGTGTTTGCTGAAACCAAGGAAGGTAAACAGGTTGCCCTCTGTTCAAACGACAGGTATAAGCGAAAGGTAATCTTCTAGTCTATGGGCCAGCTTAACGCTGGCCTTTTTTGTTACCCTTGCCAAATAAAACATCTTGTACTATATTTTAGTATTAGATAAATCCGTGTCCCAAATAGAGAGGTTTAATATGGGCGTCGTTCGCATGAGTCAAGAATACTTCAATGTAATAAAGACGATTAACTCGATGATGAAAATGAAGGCTGGCCTTATCTTCAAGGGCAAGGGCAGCGATGGTCAGTATACGGGCAACTACTATTTCAACGGTATTTGCGACAGTGCGATGATTCATGTTGTCGCAACTGAAAACGACATTGCTTTTGATGAACCTCGTCTGCAGATTTCGTCACTTCCAGACTTCATCAAGTATGCTGAGGCGACTGGTTTTCCGAAGTGCGAAATCAAGGTGGCTCGTGAACGAACCATTCGTGGCCTTGAATACGATAACATCATCTTTACTGGAAAGGAAAAGGATGCTCGTATCGGCGTTGCTGACGACTCTGTGTATGCGGACAAGAAATACATGAAGATTTTTAACGAGCAGTTGGCTCTGGTCGCCCGTCTTGGTTTCAACGAGGACATTCTTCATAACATCGTCAAGGACATCAAGCTGATTTCAACCTGTAAGGCTCTTTCCTTTACGGTTAGTCCACAACTGGAATGCCGAATCATCATCAAGGGTAGCGGAACGCAGCAAATTACGAGAAAGATTGATGAGCATTGCTTCTTCGTGGAAGATGATGCCCAGTGTCTTGATGCTTTCGCTAATGGAAAGCAGAGATTGTTCCCGTCTGGTTCTCTCCGTTTTATGGACACCATTGGTGGCGATGTCAACATCGAGCTTCGCCGCTTCAAGAACTCTGCAAATGACCTTATGACAATGAAGGGTTATATCGTAAAACCAGGCGCCCTTCTTGACCCGACGAATAAGGCAAAGGACGCTCCGAGAAGTCAGATTAACGTCGTCGTGGCAACGTCCGAATTTAGTGTGAAAATTGTTTCTAACGTGGACTACTTTGCATAATGGCTGATTTTCGTGACATTCCGAATTCGGATATGGAAGCCGCAGTACATGAGGCGTTCGACGAGTATTCTCTGGTCGAAGTGCTGAATGGCTTTAACTTTGTATGCCCGTATTGCGGACAGATGCCCAACAACTCGTTTACTAAACCCGAGCGAAAGGCGTATGTGTACAAGGACACTTGGAACTTCGTGTGTTACAAGTGCAGACCTGCTCATCATGTTATGTGGGAATTTCAGGAATCCCATCCGACGATTTTTAACCGCTTGCTTTTCATGCTGTATGGGAATGGTAAGAAGGGCCCACAGAAAAAGATTGAACGCAAATATGTCGAAGGGGCATATCAATTCAAGGATGGAGAACTCGTTTCCCTTGAAGAAGAAAATGACCCTGATGTTCAGACGGCTATTGCGTTCTGTAAGAAACGTCAGATAAGGGAAAAGGTGTACAAGCAGTGGTTTGTATGCAAGAAGGATAAGCGCTTCTTGGACACGAACCCTGATGGAACCTTGAAATTGAATGAGTATGGTCTTCCTACGGGCAACGAGTACGGAAATCGTCTGATTATCCCTTACTACCGTTTTGGTGGCTCATGGGTTCAGTTCGATGCCAGAGATTTGACCAATAAATCGAAGATGCGCTATCGAAACTATGCGGGCGCTAAACGTGAGTTGTACAATGGAGATTTTCTCCATTTCAACAAGCCGTTCTTTATGCTTGAAGGAGCAATAGACTCTACCTTTATCAAGAACTCTGTTGCTGTCGGCGGGTTGAAACATTTCAAGAGCTTTGTCGAAGCAGACCCTAACTTCAAGGAATACAAGGAAAACGGTGTCATCATATTCGATGCTGACGAAGCTGGTATCGACGACCTTCGTACTGTTATGAATATGGGGTTCAAGTGGTTCGACTGGTCAAAATTCCGCAATGACAACCCGAACTCTATCGACTACGGTGGCAAGGTCAAGGACATCAACGAAGCGGTGCTTAACTGTTCCGAATTTAAGATGACTCCAGACGGCTATGTAGACCCTGAATTTATCATGGCCCACACATACAGTGCCGAAGCTGGAATCATGTTGTTGAATATGAAGTACGGTGCGCCTAGGAAGCGTTAAGCTTGTCGTTGTGGTCCTTGGCGTAAGCGTTGTCCCAGTTGCTGTCGTCAGTAAGGTTGGTGTTATCCAGACCAACTTCGATTGTCGGCAGTAGTTGAGTCAAGTCCATGTTCTCTGAATCGAACATCGAAAGTTTCGTGTCCTTCTGGCTGATTTCCAAGTGGATGCACGGGTCAACTTCTTTCGGTCCAAATCCCTGTGGAGCGTAATAATCCATCAACAGAGTCTGATAGGAATTATCCTGTTTTCCGTTAGGCGTGTTCTTGTACGGTTCGGAAGACATGTAGCAGATGGAAGAGAACTTCTTCATCTGGGCTTCCGTAACTTTTGGGAACTTTGCATAGCAGACGCTGGTTGCAATATCGACACATTGAGAAACTTCTGGGTCCTTCGTATGGTTAGATACTGGTGTATCATAACCGAACGACTTGCACTTCGCTATCATTGCGTTCAATGCCGCCTTAGCACCTGCTGAATTAGGCGGGAACGGCTCCTTGGCATATTTCTGTACATAGACAGGCTTACCGAATCTGTCCGTAACGATAGAACCGTCCTTTGAAATCTTGGGTTCGAGACCGTCATCACCTTTTCCGTAGAACTTGTACCAGATTCGTGCGTACTCGTCGTTGACAGCACGTCCCCTTGAACCGTAGGCAACCGTAGGCTGTCCAGTTTTCTGCATGCTGTTGAACATGATTGTCGCCTGTTTCTCTGGGCTTCTGTAAAGCGATGTCACCATAACATATTTCACACCAGCCAAACGAGCAAGGTAAGTAATCACGTTCTTTGTTCGTGTGGACATTTCGCCTTCTGTCGCCTTGTTGTCAATCGTTACGTCGGTTGCTGGCGGCAAAGTGGATGCGACATTCTCGTGTACAAGAATCCTTGCATTGAAGAGTCCTTTCAGGTTTCTGGAAATCATGTTGACACGCTTGCAGCGGGTGTCGATACGGGCAAGGTCTGTGCCGTATTCAGGGGCACGGAACCCGACGTATTTATAGATTAGGTTCGCCTCGTCGCAACGACGCTTTCTCATATCCATGTCAAGGGACTCTGGGTTCGTACCGTAAGTCAGTCGTGAAAGAATGTCTGCGATGTAGGTGAAATACTGGTTGGCAAGCCTTTCGTCACGAGGGACGCCCTCCACCGTAATCGACTTTGTGGAGTTCTTCTGTACAGTGGTGACCTGTCCGTTAAGTATATACCTGTCGCCTTTGAGAGGGACCATTGAAATAGGTTTTGCGTAGCCGAGATGATAATACATTCCAGTACGCAGGCAATAGCTGAGGAATGCCGATGTTGCAAAGTTGCCGCTGACATCGCAAGCGAAGCCCGCTGTCTTCAAGTAGCTGACCAATGCGGTCTTAACTGCTTCTGGACATGAGTTGTGGCTAAGCATACCCCAATGGTAGTAAGGCCAGTTCTGCGGATAAGTAATAGGGCCCCATACAGCCATCTGCACATATCGGTAGAACGAGAACCTAATCTGGGTTTCGGTAAGGGTGAGGTTCTTAACATCGTCGGGAAGGTCGTTATAACCCTTTCCGAGTACGACTGCGTTGGAGGCCTTCATGATAAGTTCGAACTGGTCTTCCTGAATGCCGCCCTTTACGTCACCTTGCGGCTCACCGTTTTCATCTACGGTGACAACGGCAAATATCTTTTTGAGTACCATTTCTCTCGTACTTCCACCGATGTCTAGCGGAATGCCTGCACCGATGTATATGCTTCCTTCTGAATCGTAAATCTTTGGGCTCTTCTTAATCTCGTGGTCATATAGGAACGACCAGTCTGGCATGAAGTGGCCTCTACGGAAGCACGAGCCCATGCTGATTGGAAGACCTCCCAAGCCAATCAGTAGAGGCGGGAGAATGTCGATGTCATACGGGTTGATACCCATTGCCGCAGCATTTGCGGTGTACATGCTTTCTGCAGATGCACCTACTGGGGCGAAGATACCGCTGGCAGAGATACCAGCCTGCAAAGTATCTGTCTTCGACTTTGTACAGGTAAGGAAGCCGTCAAGCTTGTTGATGATTTCTTCTAGCTTGGTGGTCATCACTCCGTAAGTTTCGTTGCCGAGAAAATCCTGAATCATTTCCGAAATAGCGGAAGCGAGTGCGCTCATGCGGCGCTTGTTGTAGTCGGGAACGGAGTCTCTCTGCCACGGGGTAAGACCGTTGCTTTCGTCGTCGATGTCATAGAATCCGTGCTTGTTCAGAATAGAGTAGAACGAGCCTTCCCTGTCGGTGGTTTGGGCCGCAGCATCGTCGATTGCTGTCTTTAGCTCCCCAGTGTAGTGACCTGAAATCATTTCTTTTTACCTCTAAGGTGGACGATTACGCTACCGTTTTCGCCATTGTTCTTTCCGCTATGGCCTTTTCCAACGAAAGTGTAATCCATTTGCTTGCCGTCGTGTCTGAATGTCAGCGTGACATCCTTTTCGATAAACCCTGTACCGTTGCAAGCCGTGCATGTTTCCTGCGGTTCCAGCCCACGACCGTTGCAGAATTTGCATGCAAGGACGACATCATGCAGGCCGTCCTCCCTGCGTTCGACCGTGCGTACCTTGCCAATTCCGTTGCAGTGCGTACATTTCTTGAAACGGCTTGCTCCCGTTCCAGAACAGTTGTAGCATAGGCACTTTCGCACATATTTGATGGTGATATCACCTGGCTGGAACAGCTTTTCTTCCGTCATCCTGATTGTGCGGATGACATTCCTTCCTCGTTTCTGGAATTTCCTGTCCACAGGTTTCTTGTGGAAGTTCTTACAGATGTTGCATTCGCCGAACAGTTTTGACCATAGGGTGAAATCGGAGTTGTTCTGATGCTCACGGTCATATTTCTTGCGGAGTTCTTCCGTCTTTATCAAGTTGTATGCTTCCGTGATTTCAGACATCTTGTCGGAAGTGTCCTTTCCAGAACGGTCTGGATGGTACAGTTTCGCCAACTTATGGTATGCCGCTTTCACCTGTTCGTCGGTGCATTCTGGCTCTATTTGTAGTACGCTATACGGGTTCATTTTATGCCTCTTTTTCAATCAATAGTTTATATTGCGTGCAGGAATCCCTGTCGCCATATTATAAACTATGTTAGAATAATGCTGGATTGACTATGAATACAAGAATGATTGCAGAAGCTGGTGGAAAACACCGTAAAAACAAGCGTAAAGGTGGCGGAACGGCTAAGTTTGTGCCGACCGTTGGGTTTGGCTCCCGTAGATTCCTTGGTTCGTACACAACTGGAAGGGCATACGGCCCTGTATTTCCTATGGGTTGCGGATGGGGAGAAATGTCGAGCGTCCCTGGCGGTGCTTGTGGCGACGGAACCCTTGCCGCAGACGCATCTGGTGCAATGGAAGCAGTCGAGGGTGTCAAGAACGAAGATGAAGACTTGATGATTAGCGATAAGGACAAGCTCATCTATGCCCTCCGTGGAATCATAGAGAACGCCAAGGTTGCTTACGAGGCGGTTACTGGGGTTTCTTACGACGAAGCTGATGAGGCTTCTGAAGACAACGACGAGGAAACGAAAGAAAACGAGGATGAGCAGGCTGCCGATGATGACGAGGGTCCTGACGAAGATGGTAGCGACGACAACTAAACGGTAAGGCTATGTACGATACTGAGGTCTTGAACAACGAAGTTTCCGATGTTTACGAGAAAACGCTACTAAGTGTACCGTCGTCTGTTGATGATTTGGAGCTTGACGATAAGTTCATAAACGACTTCATCCTGAACTTTCTTGGAAGTACAGTGAATGGGGTTCGCCTTACAGATGATTCTGATAGCCGTTGCCGCAGTGCAGTGATAGACCTGTTTAGTGAAATCGAACAGGACCTCAACGATGTTCGTGTTAACCACGTCGATGTACGGAGTGTGTCCAGTGACCTGAATATGCTCCGTATGTTTGTAAATGGTACGAAGGGTCTTGACCCTACCATACAAAAGGCATACTACAAGGTTCGTAACTCCGTTGATGAAAACAGTAAAGATTATGAGGTTTTAAAGCAGGCAGAAGACAAAATAAATTCCATCAAGGCTTCGATAAAAACTGAGGATGATGGATACGACTATACAAAGCAAGGTATAGAAGATTATTTCTCTGCAAAGGGTCTTTTGAAGGGCGGTAAACTCGACCCGAATGAAATGGTGAGCAACCCAGTGGAAGTGGAAGAACTCATGAACGCATTGTCGCATGTTGTTGATAATGTGAATGGTGTTGCCGAAGCAATGGATTGCCGATGGGCTCAGGAACTTGCTAAGACTGGATATCTAGCTGGTATACCTTATGTCGCAGAGAAGACGACAAAGACTCCCGATGAAGTGAAGGCGCTCTTTAAAGACTGGTACGGTAAAGGAACTGAGTTTATTGGAGAGGATGCTCACAATGACCCTATGGTTCGAGCCACTGAGGCATGTTATAAGGTGTTTAAAGATTGCCAAGGCAAGATAGGACTGATTAGGGAAAACTCCGCTGAAATCGAGGGAATGTCATTGTCCGTTACGGTTGACCCGTACAAGAAGTTTATTTTCAATATGATAAAGGAGGGTAAAGTTGCCAAGAAAGACAACGAACCCATAATTATCGTCGATGTAAATAAGATAACACCAAAGGACATTATAACCCTGTTTACGAATATAAAGTATTCGATGTTCCAACTTGGGCCTAAGGATAGGTTCCAGACTAACGTTATAGAGTTTGATGCCGACTTTGCCACGAAGATGGAAAAGTTGAAACCGTATATCGAGTTTTTGAACAGTAAAGAACTGAATCCAGTTATAGCATCAGGAACCCCTGAGGAACAGGCGCAGATAAAGCCGAAGCGTTCCCCGCTTACTGGTGCATATATATTGACAAAGGCTGTGTATGATACGTTCAACGGATGCCGCATGAAGTATTCTCCTACGGACACCACGTTTGAAGGTAAAAAGATTCCTTCGGAAAAATCGTTCTATGCGGCAATCAATAAATGTTGTGCCGAGTTTCCGAATTCTGAGATTAGTTTGAACTATGTGTTTGACTACAAGACTATGTTCACAGCGGATGTGGCTTATTTCCCGATTGAGCAAATCGTAAAGCAGAACCCCGCTTTGTGGTCGTGGATGCTTTATTACCGTCATACTCGTATAGAGGCGTATGCAGCAGAGCTGATGGACAAGTATCAAGCTAAGAATCTGCCTGTAAAACATATTTCAGAAGAGGTTTCCCAAAACTTCAATAATGTGATGAATGGCAAGGCTGAGCTTTCAAAGTATTGTGATTACTTGGAGGTTTCTCCGTCTATCGAACCGCAAGAGTATGTCGATGCGTTCAATACGATATCGAATGGAATCGCTTATGCTTTCAATGGTAAAGTTAATGACAAGGAAACCGAGTACAATCTGTGGTCTCTTTTGAAAAAGCTTGCGAAAAAGGCACCGACTTCCTTTGATAAGGAAGTTAGAAATGAATTTATCAACGTTGCGTATACACAAGAAGACATGTTTTTCAGGATTAACCTTGCTGTCAAGGCTGGGGTCCTAAATGAAAGGTATCATTTTACGGGCAATTTTGGCAAGTTGGAAAATGGCCGTAACAGACAGGCTGCAATCATAGAAAATATCATGACCTTATTGTATAAATATGCCGTTGGGGTAATGTTCAGGAAGACGAATCTTGCTGTGCAGAAATATGAAAAGGCTATGAGTATGCGAATGGTTAGACCTTATTTGACTAAGGTGTATGGCATTGCAAAGGAATATAATGACGCTTTTGAGCAGAACCATGCAGAAGAATTGGGATGTACACGTAAGGCTTCTGACGCAATCGTTAAAATACTCACAAAGTTGGTAGGAGGTTAAAATGGCCGCTAGGTTGGAACTTTATAAATTCACAGGCAAAGATGGTGATTTTGGTACACATGTAGAAAGCCTTGGTCTCAAACGCATAGACACCTGTGTTCCTTCGGTATACTCCGATGAACACTTGAATGGCGAAACAAAGCCGTCGGATGATGCGAGCGACTGTGCAACATATTGCATTTACAGGCCCGATGACCCTGAATGTAAGGCATATTCTTTCGAGTGTGTCTTCAAGCTCATGTTGAAGGACCCGCCAGATGTCCAGTTGAGCAATGTTCGTCTGTACCCAGTCGGACCTCGCCCAGAGGAACCAGATACTGCTAGGCTGTATATCGGAAATTCGGTGGAGTATCACCAGCCGACAAACACAAAGTCTATCATTGCAGTAAACGATATTTGGAATTACAGCAAAGACCACCCGTTCTACTTGACCGTCGCTGGAAACAGCGGTCAGATGCTCGACTATCGTCTTACGAACACTTCGTACAATGTCGAGTGGAAGGATTATGGTTACGGAAACGTGATGGTAATGAACGGTGTTCGTCAGCCGATGATACCTGTTCCTAACAAGCAGGATGGCACTCCTGTCAAGGTGACATTCTTCAACCATACGTTCATGCCGACGGAAGCTGATTTCATCAGGTTCCTTGACCCAGCTACTGGAATCGACATGACCAATGACAGTGAATTTGTCATAGACCGTGGTGTAACGGAGAACAATGTTCAGTATCTGACCATTTCCGTGGATATGAAGTTCATGCTTGCTCATCCGAAGGGCATTATCTACCATATTCCTCAGTTCCCGCCTGCAACGGGTTACTTTATCTCTTGGGCGTTGCTGCCTTCTCAGGCCGAACCAGGTGGCAAGGTCACGGATAAGTTGGTTGAAACGGTTGATGTACAGGTGAAGTGCGGCCCTCACGGTCATCCTGAATATTACTTGAACGGTGCTAGGAAGCCTATGCTGACACTGGCCCCAGGTGTAATCTACCATTTCATCAACCATGACGGCTCTCGTTTCCCGATGAGGTTCATCAAGGATTGCCGCATCCCGAACGCAGCCGATGTGAATAACATAGTGGTTGACGGCGTGACTGTCCTAAATGGTGGAACCGACCAAGAGGAAATCTTTGTTGACCCAGAAATCACCTTGAAGCATGGCGCCTGCATAAATGCCTACGAGGCTGTATGCGAGATGAATGTCGGTAATTCCGCTTTCGTACACCCTATTTGCATGGTCGGCAACTACAATATATGCCGTCCGATGGGTTCGATTTACAACCCGATGCTTGCTGGCGAAACGGATTACGTCTATTTGCAGCTTGAAATTGATGGAAAGACAAAGCCAGGTTATTGTGTCCCTGATATTAAGATAGAATATGATGAAAATTAATTTTTAACAGTTGATTAAATCCTATAAACTATGTGTATAATGAATCGTTTTACGAGGAAGAAAATGTCTAACGAGAAAGAACAAAAACCAACGGTGCTTGAAGCAAATTTCGCTTTCGATGCTTCGCCCGCTCTTTTTGAGTCAATTATGGAAGAAGGTCCAATCAAGTATGGACCAGACGATGACGGACTTGACATGATTACTACCCCAGAAGGTGATGAGGTTGTAGACCCTCGTTCCATCATGGATGTTAATGTTGATGCTCCTGTCCAGTCTGGTGCGGTCTTCAACCAAGACTTTGACTCGATTTCACAGGAAGAAGGCGACCGCTACATGGAGCAGTTCCAAGACTATGTCGAAAACGTCCATAAGAAGGATGTTAATATCGACGAACTGATTGACGTAGGCGGTACGATGATTCAGGGACTTAATGATACTACTCAGGACGTATCTGGTTACCTGCGTCAGCAGATTAACGATGCTGCCAATCGTCTAAGTCAGCAGAATGTCAACCCTGCACAGCCTGATGGCGTTGCAGCTGATATGACTGGTGAAGACCGTATTCCTGCTGATGGCGGAGAAGGTGGTCTGGATGCTGGTGCTGATGCTGGTCTTGGTGGCGAAGGGGCACCTGACCTTGGCGACGAAGGCCTTGCCGAAATCGACTCCACAACTCATCTCACACCAGAGGAAGACACTGGTGCCGAAGGTCTTGGTGACATCGACATGGGTCTTGGTGAACTGGATGGCCTTGGTGGAGAACCTGCTCCAGAAGCTGGTGCAGAAGCTGGTGCTGATGACGGCCTTGGAGCCGAACCAGCAGCTCCTGTCGAAGGTGGTGAAGGAGCAGACCTTGGCGGTGACGTACCTCCTGAGGGTGGAGAAGCTCCTGCCGAAGGTGGTGAAGCTCCTGCTGAACCTGAAACGGGTTCTGAACCGTCCGAAGGTGGAGACGATTACGACCCTTTTAGCGACCTAGACCTCGGTGGCGACACTGGCGATGGTGATGAGGAACCGACTGGTGACGATGCACCCGCTCCCGTAAGTGGCGACGAGGAACCGTCTGGCGATGAACCGTCTGGCGATGGTGATGAACCGAAGGAAGACGATAAGGATAAGGACGCAGCACCGTTGACTGAATCCGAGGATATGAAAAATTTTCGTATTCGTCTCGAATCGGTGATGGGCACTTATGATGCATTGTGCAAGCGCCGTGAAGCAAAGGCAAAGTGCGAAGCTATCGTGAATGCTGCAAACAAGAAGATGCTTTCTGAGTCTGTAAACCAGAAGAAACTCAAAGCACAGTGTGAAGCAATCGTTGGCGCATACCGTAAGGCAACTGGTGCTAACCAGCTAAAGACAAAGCTGGAATCCATTGTCGGAAAGTATCGTGAGCAGAAGATGCTTGCTGAATCTGTTGCCGCAAGTGCTCCTGCTGCAAGCCAGAAGCCAATCATGGACAACAACGCTCGTTTTGCAAAGATGAAGGCCCAGTGCGAATCTATCGTTAGTGACTTCCGTAAGGCAGAATCCACTGCCAATACGGCAAAGGCTATTATCGATAGCTACAAGCAGAGCCTCGTTTAATACACGAAACTTGCAATAAATTTAAAGACGACGGAATGATTTCCGCCGTCTTTTTTATGACCTAAAATTCGTACCAGATTATAAACTATTTTTGAAATAAAGGCAGTTTATTATGGCAACTAACATATCACGAAAATACACTAATATCTCGTATGACGATATCAGGGATAACTTGTTGACCATCTTTAAGGCTAAGGGTGGCAAGCTTGCGGATTTCAGCACGTCGTCTTACGGAAGGATGATGATTGAACTTTTCTCTGGTGTAGCAGACCTTATGGCTTACTACGGAGAAAGCTCGTTCAACAACGCATTTCTTGAAACTGCCTACAACACACCAGCAATCTATGCTGGTGCAAGAATGCTTGGTTACAGCATCCGTAGACCTGTTCCAGCAAAGGCGGCGTTCGCTATACAAACCAAGAAGACTGGTGTGTATGGCAAGATTAAGATTTTCATCCCGATGGGAACGCAGTTCAGCATTGGAAGCAGCATTCTTACTGCTGTCAGCGATTCTGAATGGGAATATGACAGAAACAACGACCCTGACGAAACTGGCCTTTTGAAACTGATATCAGGAAACTGCGTTTGTGCCGAGGGTTACTTCAAGGAAACTGTCTTTGTGTCCAACGGCACCCAGAACCAGACTTTCTATCTAGTCGATGGTGGATTTAGTGACTATTTCGGTGAAAATGACCCGAACTATGCAGAAGACCATAAGTTTGAGAGCAGGAAGAATACCTTTACTAGCGTCACGACTGATGCTTCCCTTGTAGATAACTTTGATAGCACGGATGCAATCAATGGAAACATCTACTGGAGAATTTCCCGTAGAGGTTTCATCGACCCTGCTCTGGAAAACAAGGTAAACGACATTGAAAAGTTTGTTGAAGGTGAAAACTCTACGACAAACTATACGGTTTTGCTGGAAACTGCAAACGACGGCAGTGTACAGGTAAGGTTTGGCGACGGTTTGAAATCCGCTATTCCTTACGGCGAAGTGAAGGTTCATTACTTCTACACCAACGGTGAACGTGGCAACCTCATCAACGTTGTTGGAACGAAGATTAACCCGTACAAGTCTAACATCCATATTCGTAACGAATACGAAAACGAGTCCGATATCAAGCTGGATGACCTGCAATTCGCTTTGACTAGCGACGTTAGGGGTGGCCTTGACATCGAAAGCATCGATTCTATCAAGAATAACGCCCCGTCAATCTATGCCACTTTGGATAGGTTGGTGAACAAGCTGAGTTACCAGATATTCCTCAGCAGATATGCGGACATCAAGTATGCAACTGCATTTGGCGAGGACATTCTGAATACGAAGCTTCCTGATGGAACCCTTGACATCAAGTATATGAACCAAGTCAGGTTTACAGCCATCAAGGACCTTTACAGGTTGAAGGACGACAAGTATTATCCTACCGCACCCGATGAGTATTTCCTTTCTGGTTTCAAGGTGAATGGCTTGATGTATATTTGGCAATACGATAACCAGAAAATGCCTGACAAGACAAGTGCATACAAGTTCAGGGATGCTATGGAGTCTGCAGTTACCTATGTGGCGCAGGCCTTGGCTAAGGAAGGTGACAAGGGTGAGGCGTACTACCGTAATCTCATGGTTAACGCAATACCTAAGGGACAGTCGTTCCAAGACATCATTACTCTTCCGTATGTTGACACCGTGTTCGGTGCAAAGGTTACCCCGTATGACTTTGTTGAGGTGGGTAGCGAAATTGATAGCATCATGAGGGCTTTGAACCGTCGTGGAATGATTACGGTTGGCGCAGGTTACCACATGTATGTTTACCCAGTCGTTCATAACTACAACATCAAGCTTGAACTTATCCTGTATCGTGGTAACAATTTCAGCGACATCAAGGAAAAGCTGAAATATACGGTGTACAAGTATCTCAAGGACAATACCGATTTCAAGACTGGAATTTACAGGTCGAGGATTGCATCCCTAATCCATACTTTCCCTGAGGTTGCTGGTGTGAATGTTACATTCGAGGCGGCCAACGACATGTACGATGGTTTGGATTTGACCGAGTTGACATGGATGGGTGATGCGACAAGCGAGTACATTACATCGGGTTCAATCAATAAGGAAGGATTCGATATAACGCTTGCATACACCCATCACGCACCTGGTCATAGTTCCGTTACGGAAGCGTTGACATTCCCAGTTCCTTCTCAGACGAAAACGGCTGGACTGATTTCAGCTTACTACAAGCAGTATCTGGCTCAGACGGTAGATGGAAAGTATGTAATCAGAGATGGCATCAACGAGGATGATGTAGACAAGTTCGTTGCATATATTTGGGACCTTTTGATGCAATCCATGTTCAAGTCGGTTTATGACGCATACAAGAATGCTCGTGGAACTGGCGACCTTGAACGTGCGAACAGGTATTACGATGTAATTGATGCCATCAAGGGTTGGACGATAACGAAGGAAAACAAGTTGGGCTTCATCGACACGGACGTTATCACCTTGATGAATGAACAGAACGGAAACTTCATGTACGATTACATCCGCTACGGATTGGAATATGTGAAGCTTGTCCGCAATATCCTCCTGTACAAGGTTGCAAAGAGCCTTATCGACAAGGACGGAAACATCACGAACTATTCTATGGACAACGAAATTGTCCAGTGCGAGATACATCCCGAGGACATCACGATTTCCTATGACAGGGAAATCTAAGGGGCGAAAATGGCAAAGAATCCTATTGCAGTAAATGATGGCGGACTATTCCGCTTTGTAGATTTCATGAACTACGTCCCCGACTTCTTGAAGGAAGAAGAGGACGTTGTTACCCTTATGCAGCTGTTCAGTGACTACCTGAACAACGCTTACAGGAACCTTGAAGATTCTACACGGTTTACGTTCAACTTTTTTGCGACCGAGAGTACGGCTAAGAACATGAAGAACCGTATTGATGAGCTCGTGAAAAAGCTTACTGCCTGCGACAATAACAATCTTTATGTGTACTACTTGTCATTGCCTAGAACGAATGCAACGTACAACACGACAGAGGCTCTGACATACATCAAGAACAACATTTACTATGAAGGAGAGTTCAGTGAAACCATCCCGCTGGATGTGTTCAAGAACAGGATGCCGAACGACCCGTCGAACGACGGTGACGTAATCTATATCCAGTACAAGGATAATAGCGTTTATCCGTATTATATCAACAAGGCTGATAACCTGTTGGTTCTCGACCCGATGAGAACTTCTCAGGACCCGTTCAAGAATACGCTCAATGCGATGATGAATGGCGCCCCTCGTGTGATTAAGTTCATTCCGAAGGATGTCAGCGAGCCGATAGTTTCCTTTGTAGGACAGATTAACAACGCCAATGTTTACAGCATCAAGTTCGATGTAACGATTAACGAAGTGGAGAATGCCCCGTCGAAATACAGGGAGGAAATCGGCTCTGATACGATAGATGTCGATTTGTACACATACCTTAACGACACGACTTCTTTCGTGTGCGTGGACAATGCAACACATTCTCCTATCTTTAACTGGAATGGAGATACCCCGACAGGAGTATTCTACTTCAAGGACTTGTATGAGTTCCTTAACGGGGAAAATTCATACATCTATCAAGAATACAGGATTGAAAAGATTGAGTTTATCCCGACCGAGCAGAACCCGTCAGTGGCTAAACTCGGTTATCTGACTCTATCCACTGTGGTTAACCTCAATGCTGGCGAAACGTTTATGATTGAAAGCAACGAGGTTATCGGCACGAGTGACATTCATGACGTAACTCTTGCGGGTGCGTACACGCTAGAAACTGAACCGTGCGGAAATGTATTGAAGATAAGGTTCAGACAGGCGATAGACCTGACTCCTGGCATGTCTCGTGTAAAATACATGACTATGCCAAACAGGCTGTACAAGTATGCTTTGTCGTATTCTCGCCTTGGCTACGACTATTCTCAGGTAACCTCGAAAATTATATGGGACCATGATGCTTCCGTTAATGACGACAAGGTAAAGGAAGGTGATACTGTATATCCGTACACGACTAGGGCCAACAAAAAGATTGGTGAACTTCGTTTCGAGAATATGTACAGCTTTGTGGAAGACCCTAACGATTCGAGCAGATACATCAATGTTAAGCCAAAGAACTTTGTTGATATTCCAGAGAGCATTGCAATCGAGGCTGGTGGACACTATTATTTCGAATATCGCTACGACGGTTCTGAATCAACGGATTGGAAGAATGCCTTTGACGATGTGTTCGACAATCCGTTGGCAAGTTATTCCGTATCTGCTGGACGTTCGTATTTCAGGAAACTGAATGGTAACGCCCAGTTGAAATTCCCTTCGCTAGGAAGCATTGTACCTATTGCCGACGCAAAATCCCTCGTGGTTGATGTGTACGCAATGGATGCCGCTATGGGAACATATACGAATGACCCTGATTATAGCGATATGATAATGTACAGTGACGTTAGCCCTGACGTGGGAGATTTTTGCCTACTGAGCAAGATTGAACTTGGCACAGATGGTCTTACTCGAACGGCGGTAAGCGGCCTGTATACAATTCAGAACGTTACTTTGATGGACCCTGCTGGCGCTAAGTATCACGTATGGTTTGACAAGGACATACCTGTGCTTGATAACGGATGCTTTGAGATTGCATTCTTGAAGGGTCCAGATGACAAGTCGAGGGCGGTTCTTGGAGAAGTTGATGCAACTGCACATGAGGCTAAATGCAAGTATCGCTACGATGACATCTTCACCGCAGATTACTGGGTCCCGTCCGATGGTTCCTATGTATTGAAGTGTGCGTACAAGGATGAATATGATGTTGTTGTGCGTATTGTAAAATATGAGAATGGGCATGGTTACAATACGGGTACGTTGCTTTACTGGCCTGAGACAAAGTCTGTGTATCGTGTGGTGAAACCTATTTCTGGTTCGGAAAGTGAAAGCGAATTGAAGGAGAATGGCGCTGTTGTGCCTTATATGTACACTGTTGCTGACATTGCAAGGAAACCAATCTACAACGAGTACATGCAAGGAATATTCCGCACATCTCAGCTGGATTATGGTGAGTCTGTCGATGTTGGACAGTATGATAAGCTGACCGATGTCGTGAACAGGCTGTTCATTGAAAAGGCGGACGACAATAGGCTTATCTTCGGCTGGAAGGATAGGGACTTCCTATTGAACATGGCAACGTACAATACGTCTGGAAAGGCTAGGACTGGTTTTTGCGAGTTCTACACGACATACGATGAAAATGACATCGTGTTGAAGAACATGGAAAACTACTCTGTTGCAAAAACCATTCCAGGTGAAGGAATTACCCTGAAAGGACTTTCCAATACGCTTGAAGTAACTGCCGAGAACTTGACAGCAGATGCAACCGAAGCTGGCACTTATGTTGTGCGAGTGAAGGCGACAAAGCATAACCTTCCAAACAATGCGAAAGTGAGGGTAACTGGTGCAGTTAGCCCGTATGAAATGTTTGACTTCAATACGCCAGTAAATGAGTTCGATACCATTACTGTGGTTGACGAGAATGAATTTACTTACATCAGGCATTCTGACTATGACGAATCTAACGTAACTGCAACTGGAACTGCGAAGATAACAGGATATCGTGACATTTACAATCCGATAACTAGGATAGACTACTACCTCAATGACCAAGAAGGAACAAAGTACAAGGGTGGCTATCTGTACATACACACTGCATATCCGCACGGTTACTCAATCTATACGAAGGTGAGTGTGCTAAATGCCCCGACCAATATGGATAATGCGGGATGGATTGACTCTGTGCTTGGAAGCAAGCATAAGGTTGATGTCGTAGTTGATGACTATGTGTATGGCATCAAGTTGGATGCTGTGCATGTGCCGCTTGCTGGTAGTTCGTGGTTGCATTATGAGACTGGTTCATCCAGTTCTAGCAATCCGTTGGAAAACTCATATTCCATGGTTTCTCCTGAAGACGGCGATGTGCTGAATGTTGATGGACAGTTTTACAAGGTTGGCATCATGGATTGGGTTGAACTCTCTGGCGATACCATCGAGACTCCGTTCTATCTGTATAGCCATCAGAATATCATGGACATCAGTTCAACCAACCCGTCGAGTGCAAAGGGTGACGACAACTTGATTGAATCGATAACATTCGACGGTTACGATACGGTCACGGTCGTTGTGCATGACAGGATGGACTTGGTTCCTAAGAAGAGCTGTGTGTACATCGGGCAGGTTTATCCGCTGGAATTTGATGGCCGTTTCGTTGTCGATACGGTCGTGACACCTCGTATGTTCACTTACAAGGTTGTTCCGAACAGCATTCCAGAATCTGCTGGCCGTGCAGTCAACAACTGCAAGATGACATGTAATGAAGGAAAATGGTTCAAGTATCTTGTAAGCGAAGTGACGGTGAACCGTAAATCCGTGTATGAAATCTTCAAGTATGGCACGGCGATTGTAGATAAAATCGCTGGTAATGTCACATTGGATTACGTTGAAACTGAGATACCGCATGGTTACAAGGAAGGCACGAAGATTGTTATCTACAAGGATGACGAATACTACAATGCCGAAGTGTTGAATGTGATAAGCGAAAAGGCTTTCCGTTACAAGTTTGCCGACAAGACGCTTAGCCCAATCGACGTGCTTGGCGGATATGTGTTCAAGGGTGTGTACATCCCAGAGCAGAACCATATTGACAATGTGGAACCTCTTGGGCTATACAAGCAGTACCTGAATTGTATTGAGGGTGAGTACGACTTTGAGGAAGGCGACTTGGTGTTTGCCTACGACAATCTTAATGACGACATGCCGAAACGGTATATTGTCAAGAAGGGCCTATGGACACCTTGTTCCGAAAAGCGCATCATGAAAATCAAGAAGCTGGATGTGGATAGGTATCACAACAACGAGTGGGACGGTGCTACCGTCGATGAGATGATTGACGAGTATGTGTATCATCCATATACCTATCCAGAAGTCGAGCGTATGATGGGAGAGGATATCGACAACGGTATTTCCTCATACATTATGCCGTTCCATATAAGGAGCTACAACTTCTCCAGCCCGTATGTAGAGAACCTTGATTCGACAGAACAGCCGATGCCTCAGTTCAACTCGAAGCACGACTATGCGTCTGTCGCTCCTAGATACGACATGGACGAAAAGTTCAAGGGAATACCTGACATGAAGTATCCTCTCGTTGAAAAACTGGAACGACTCATCTATCTGCGTGATGCCAATGTAATTGACTATGACCTTATCGGTTATCTGGCAAGATTCATGGGATATGACATAACCGACGCAAAGAACGATGTCGATGCCAACCGCATGTACGCCACGAGGGAAGCCCGTGAGAAGGCTGTTAGGGAAACCGTGTCCAACCTTCCTCAGTATTACACGTTGGGTGGAACCAAACCTGGCCTTGAAATGCTGATGGAAACCTTCGGCCTTGTCGCCGAGGTCATCACGATGTGGACTGATGTTGACCGCCCGTATGATGAGCTTATCGAGGAAGACCAAGTCCGTATCCGTGAAAATTCGGATTATGAACAGGGCAAGATAAGCAAATGGGTCCCGACACCGCACGTAAAGGTAAAGTTCCGCAGCGATGCCAACTTCGACAACGGAGTTGTCGGTGATGAAAAGGTTAGCACCCTGATAAAGAACATCAAGTGTTTCAAGCCGATACAGGTTGTGTTCGACGATTTCATCAAGTACCTAGACCTCCCGCACGGGAAAATATATGTTAATAAGGTATCGTTCGTGAACACGGGAAAGAGTGACGTGAACATGAACTACAACATTGATGAAACCGAAGAAGCAGAGATGTGTGGTAGTATATGGGACAAATGAGAGAAAATTTTCTGTACGATGCCTTGGTCGTGACGAATAAGGTTGACCCCGAACTGAGGGGTGGTGTGCAGGCTAGAATCATTGGTGAAACTGACGAGATTGACGACGATGCTCAGTATTTCGTACGCCCAGACATGACCTGCCTGAATGCTGTCCCAGAAAAGGGGTATTACCTGAAAGTGTACTTCATCGACGGGGATATACGGCAGGGAAGGTATGTTGCCGTGTCCCCATCCAAGGACGGATTCTTTGATTACAACTACACTGCGAAGAACTCATATCCGAATGTCGCTGTCTACAATCTTGGCGGTGACGGCTTCATGAGGTATTACGATAGGGCGAAACAGCTGAGTACGATAGATTGTCCAAATGGTGGACATATCGTATGGGACGGTGAAAGTAAGATACTGTTTAGCAGTGACAAGGCTTACACGAATGCTGGAACAGGAGCCAACAATAACGAAGGTGTAGCTGAACATGCTGTGCTGACAGAGGCTTCAATCGACATTTTCACAGCGATGCCTGTTGGAAAGGGTGTTCTGAATCAGGGAAGCGAGTATCTGACCATTCCTCATGTGTCCGCAAAGACAATCGAAGCCTACAACAACCCGACTGCAGACAACAAGACCAATGAACCGTCTGTAATCGTCGAGGGCGACCCGAGTGCTACATTCCTTCCAATCAACGATGCGAATGGAAAGAAGGTTGATGAGGTTGAACTGTCTCTGACTAGGAACTACATTTCGAGATTCGACAAGAAGATTGACAAGATTATCATTGGCATAAGCGATTCCAAGACGTTCCCAGAAATGATGGACGAGTTTATGAAGGAAGGTTCTCAGTCAAGTGCCCATTACCTTGTTGGACAGATAGAAGGTGACCCTGAAATCGCATCTGAATCCCCGACAGGCATCCTTAACAACTCAGGTTTCCTGCAATTCGTTCAGTTGGACCAAGATGCCTATTATGCTAGCGGTGTCGAATACAACGACGAGGCGGCAAACAAGAACGCTGTGTCCATTGTGCTGGTGGCATCCGAGAACAAGTTCTCCAAGATAGGTTCGTACTCGGCTTACCAGAAGTCTATGGTGAAGAAGCTTATTGAACACATCAGGGCTGAGGCCAAGGATGATACGATTCCAGTAATCAATGCGAGCGATTTGGATGGGCGCCCATCGCTGCCAAAGATGACTGTAACATTTGAATAAAAAAATGCCGAACAGTGTTCGGCATTTTTATCAATAGGAAATATTCATTATAGGTCATCGTCGTCGTAGTTCAATACGGACGAATCGACAATGTTACCTGCATGGCTTTTCATTAAGCTGGCACGTTTTTCTGCCATCTCTTTGGCAGTGTCTATCAAGGCTTTGTCGAGAGGTTTATTAAATGCTTCTGCCTCATCAGGTTTAACAGCAGCGGTCGGTATGACGCTGATAAAGGCATTTAGTGCCTTATCTATCTCGTCTATATCGGAATCTTCTTTGAAGATTGCTGGGTCTGATTGTGTAGCAGTTTTATTTTTGTCGAATTTACTGTTAATCTCCTCTTGGCTTGCTGGTGCTTCATTAGGGTCCATGTGGTCAACGTCTCTATCAATATCAACGAAGCCGACGCCATCCCATTTTGTGATTACGTTTGGGTCACTCTGTTCGGCTGTCATCTGGCTTTCTGATGCTGCGTGGTCAAATCTCTTAACAATGTAATTGTTGATTTGACCTGCTGCATTGGATATGGCCTTACTGTTGTTAAGCGTTGCGTTTACAAGAGCGTCTTCGAGTGTAGTATTGATTTCTGATAAAAGTTGGGCTGTCTTTTTGCCGTTATCGATGACGTTGATGACCTTATCCATGCGGTTGGCATCGTATTTTGTGTCTTTTGCAAAAGTATTTAGGGCAGTGTCAGACTTGAATTTAGTTTCGAATACAGAGAGAAGCCAGTTAATAAATTCGTGAAGGTTATCTATGTTATTTGCGTTACAACATCCTTTGGCTAGTAATTTTGGCGCAAGCAGTGTATAGGCTTTGGTTAGATTTGTTCCTGCCGTAGCATTGAATGCTTCCATCGGGGTGTTGTCATTGTCGTTGTCGTCTTCATTGTCGTTATTTTCCCATTCAATAGGATAGTCGAAAGGACTTGTTTCCTCTTTGGATATGTCATCGGGCAGGTCTTCCTTTCCGAATGAGGTTGCACTAATGAGAGTAGATGCATCTGCATTGTCTTCGTCGCTGTCAAATGCGTTCCGAATGAATCCGTCTTCGCTATAGTCTTCCTCGTCATCTTCTTCTAGGGCGCTTTCGAGACACACCTTGAACAGTCGTGTCAATGCTTCTAGTTCAGGTTTCCCTACCCCGAGCTGGGACACGGATTCAGTGAATATCTTGGTTCGGTTGGTCATGAATAATCCTCGATTAATTCTGAATATAGTTTATAATAGGCACGAAACGGTGCCTGTGACACATTATAAACTATTGATGTATTTCAGAGACTATCGATATGGCAGCGAAAACACAGATAACTAATAAGGGACTTGAACTATTGGCTTCTTCATCTAAGGCAACAGGCCAGCATTGGTGGATTGGCTGGTACGCTCTGGCGTTCGTGCCTGATGAATTGCAGGACGAGACTGCTGAAAAGCTGGGCCCTAACATGACGAAGCTTACGGAAGAGGGAGATATCATCTACAACATCTTCCAAGGCGACATGAATGGCGACGGTTACCAGACTACTAAGGCAAGTGACAAGTTCAAGGCTGTAAACTACGACAGCAATATCAAGAAGAACTACCGATATGTGCTGGACGAGGACGGACGAAATAACCTCGTTACCTTCGTTGATGGAAAGAACGGCTTGAAGGGTGCATGTGTTTACCCAGGTGTCAAGGTCAATGAGTCTCGTGATGACAACAGTATTGACTATGCAAAGTCTAAGATTCCGCTTCCAGCTCCCCTGCTGTACACAGGTGTACTTGCTGCGGGAGAAGGATGGTCTACCAATGGCATGAACATCTTCCTCGGTACGGGAAATGACCGTATTGAAAACTTCTATCCAGTTGACAAGGATTCAAGCGACCTGACGATTCCAAGGGTTTCCGCAGACTTCCGTAACTACGAAGGTTACAAGAACGGTCTTCCGAAACTGGATGACGGTGAACAGGCTTATGCGGACGCTTTGACCGATATTACTAACGAAGGCGTGGACTTCGATGGTTGGTTCCCTTCTGTAAACACGTATACGCAGAACGATGCCCCGACTATGGATTACAACCAATTCTGCAGACAGTATTGGAAAGTGCTTTCCATTTCCAACTTCAACAAGTATTGTGCCCCAGTTAACGCTTCTGGCCTCCTGTATGACGAAAATACTGGTTGCCGCAACATGGCTAAGGCTACGAAGTATTTCCCGATTAGCGACTACTCTGTGACTAGCACGGCAAAGACTGACGACAACGAGTATGCTACTGGAATCAAGTTGAAAGTCCAGCTGAAACTGAATGGAAATGCTGAGGATGGTGCTTATTTCAAAGACGTTGAAATGGCTGATGAGGAGAATGTTGCAACGCTGAATCCAGAGGCAACAGAAGAAGAACATCAACTGTTCAACACCAAGCAAGTATCGTTTAAATTCAACCGAATTGGTATCTATGCTGTCCCGATGAGGCAGTACGGATGCTCTGATGACAGCGCTGAAATGAAGGCTCAGTACCAGATTGATACCGAGGCCGAACCTGTGCTGTTTGCTGTATGTGAATGGGATTCCCCTGTCACGTTGAGCGACTCTGGCGAAGGCTTGTCTGAATTCCAGTCTGATGTTTTCATCGACCTTTCTGCTGCTGTCGAGGATTCTTCTGTAATCCGTGAAAGCGCTGTGTTCTACAACCTTTACGAGGACGATGCAATCGATTGGTACAAGAACCAGTTGCTTGCAAACGCTTCTATGGCGGAAGCACTGGTCAACATGCAGATTGAAATGGGTTATCTCCGTAACCAGAAGAATGCCAAGCAGGGTTGCTGCCCGAAGCAGGAAGCTATCCAGCAGAAGGACAAGTATGTTACTGGACTTAGGAACCTCGTAGATGCACGGGACTATAACTCCAACTCTGTCAGGAACAGGCTTGCACTGGAAGAAGGAAAACCGATTCCAGCCCTGTATTCAGATAGTATGCCCCATTTCGGAGGAATTGGATATCCTCAGGCAACACCTTATCACACTTTTCTTGCTAGGTTTACCGAAGGTGCAGGCTCGTCACAAGACTTTTATTCTGCATTTTATGGTACTAGGCCAGACTCATCGTTGACTCCTACATACGCTAATGCGTTGTTCGATGGCAATGAATATTTGGAGATGGTTCCAAGTATCAATACCGATGGTGAAACGGATACTACACGTATTGGTAAGCTATGGGTTCGTACTAACTTGTACTATGAGATGTACACTTTCCTTAAACCAAATACCCAAGACACTAGCATTACGTACGACTATCCCGATGATGCCGACACAAATGACTTTGCAAATGCCGTAGGAAAAATAACTGACTGGGCGGGTGAGGGTGTAATAAACGATTACCGTCCTTATATAACAGTAACTAAGACTGCATCTGGAATTCAGACAGATGATGACGGCGTAACGACACCAAATTATCCTACTGAGTTGGCTTCGAGAAGTGATTTTGTCGCTGAGATTACCCGTTCGTTTGAAAACTATGAAACCGAACGTTCGTACACGGTATATTACACGGAGTCTGCTAGTGTACGTGATTATACTGGATTGAAGTTCAAGAGAAAAGCTACGTTGAAGATGCCGAAAATTCAACTGTATAAGATAGACAAATTAAACTCGTATGACAAAATCAACCAGCGTTTGGCATCAACAGGATGGAGGATTCCGACAACTGCTGACTGGAATGAAATTATTGCAAATAGCACTGGCGATAAAATCAACAAGATTCGCTCGAATGTACGATGGGCTGGTATGACTGGCGGAACGGGTGGTGTATGCCCGATTGGTGGAGCCATGACGGGTAGAGGAGGAACTACCATTCGTACGACTACCCCAGATGGTGTATCTCAGGCAGTTTATCTTGCTATTGGAGACGATGATGCTCATGTTGTCGTGTTTAACGGATTTACCTTCAGCATTATCGAAACGCCAAGTTTTGCCGATAGTGAATCTGGATTGAGCTATGTCGCCGTCCTCTGTGTTGGCGATGCGGTTAAAATCTTCGATGGAAAGGCTAAATCTAAGCTTGGCTATGATTCGTACGCTCTCATGGAAGGAAGTGTTAGTGAGGGAGACCATAATTTCAATGCGGCCAAGAACAGTATTATTTCAGAAACGGCCAATTACAATAGTATATTGAGCGGCATGAATAATATCGTCACCGATTCAGACCACAACACTGTATTGAATGGGTTTAGCAATGCGTTGTTGGGCTCGGTTCATTCACTGGTTCTTGGTGATACTAACACGTTAAAAAAGACGAGTGTAGGAGTACCGACATGCCGCATGTTGCTCGCTGCGACCAACACGACAGTTATCGGTGGAGCAACATCGGCGATTATCGCTGAAAAGTCCACGGTAGAAAGCGCATATCACACCAGTATTTTAGGTGCATCGCTTGATATCAAGAGTATCTATTGTGCTCGTGTAGTCGGAGAGGTAACGGAAAGTAACCGAGGAATATATTACTCGGACATTATTGCGTATGGGGTGCATCACATGCCAGCCATCTGGATGTCCAGATTAACATGGACTAACGATGGTGTTTCCGAACTCCCTTCTGCATTGCAATACGATGTTGGAGCGTCATTGTTTTACTCTGATATTACGGGAAACCAATCACATTTTTGGAGTAAGAGAAATGCCCCAACTGAGAATAGTGATATTTGCCATAGCCGTGTGGCACTTACGTCGGCTGGTATCATTCATTCGTCAATCCTGTATTCTGATGTATCTGCGGATGGATATGGTTATGGCGGCAATTGCCCGTATCAGAACACATGGTTTAAGGATAACACGTTAGAGGCCTTAAATATTTGCCACAGTATAATTAAACTATTTTCATCTTCCATAGCGACAAATTATATCAATGGCTCTGCTAGTCAGAGTAACATATTATTCTCTGATATATCACTTGGATATAGCATAATGCAGATGACCTCGTCTTCGGCTACACATAGCTTTGCGTACGGTGTGATGAAACTGTCCGAATCCAGCATTGCAATGTGTGACTGTTCGTACGTTTATGAATCTGGCACGAAGCACTATCTGGAATCGGCAACGATTAAGTTTGCTACGTTGGTCGGACAGATGATATCGCTAAAGAGTTCGACGTTCAATAACCTGCATATCTATGGTTCATTGACACTCACTTCAAGCATAAATAACCAACTCATATTGGGTGGATTGGATGGTACTACTATTGGTCCACATAACAGTTCGGCCAGCAATTACATTTCGGAGTTCGGCTCCTTTATCACTGGAAACAGCAAGAACTACCCGATGATTTGGTCTTTGGGTGGCATTGGCCTGTTCATGAACAAGATGGTTCTTGGCAATAAGGACGTAAGTGGGGGTGCTCCTGCAATCAACGATGTCCTTACGGTTGTCGGAACAGAAGACAATGTTGCCACTGTCGCATGGAAGCCAGGTGGCGGTGGTGCTGGAATGTCACAGCATACTATTATTACCGACTTCGATTTGTCTGAATTGACCAACCCATTGCATCCTGACCAAAAAGAATATAACGTTGCGCCTATAACTTCTATGACAGGGTTTGGGTGGGATAAACTTACCATAGTTCGTCCCAACCAGAGTGGATTTAAGTCCGTCGCCGATGACATTGGAATAGTAGGTAGTACATGGTATGGACCATATAGTTCGGATGATAAGAGTGGGCTATTTAGGTTTGGTGAGTCCAATGTTGTCGATTGGTATAAGTGGCATTCTTTGAGTGTTCTTAATACAAAGCCTACTGAGCATGTGGTTGAATGGGTTACCAATTCACATATGTCTCTATATGTAGATTTTAACGACTTGAAACCAGGGGTTGTATACGAAGTGAACATTCATATTGTTCAATTGCCCACAGGTCCTTATTCAGTGGATACGTTGGGTACTGCTATGCAACAGGCATATCCAGACGAAGTTGTATCGAATCCGTCATATAGTGGAAGCGGTGGAAAAATCCCATCTATGAGCATCCAGTTCTATAACCCAGACAACAGTACGTGCCAGAATGTTGTATGTTTTTGGGGAAGTAATGCGGTAGTAGATAATACGTACTCGTACGGATTCTACCCGAAATTCCACAAGCACAGCAATGTTGAATCTTATCCGACTTCAACTAGGGCTCATTACAGCCTTGTTGATATAGCAGTAGCTACGATAAGGTTTGTCAAGTTGGATGGAAAAATATATGTTATGTCATACTAAGATATGATTTACAGAGTAGTTCTATCACATCATCAAACCGAGAACATCCGCAAGTTTCCTAGCGGGTGTTCTACCGTGTTTGTCTTTGATGACCCGATACAGGAAGATATCGACGAGTGTAACGCTCATGGTTGTTCCCATGTGTGTATGCCAGTAGCAGGAAACAGGGGAGCCAACAGAAATGCTGGGTTACAAAAGGTACTTTCCACGTTTAAACCGAACCCTGATGACTATGTGGAGTTCTTTGATGGAGACCGTTTCCCGACTACCTACAATCCAGACAGTGTACTGCGTCTGATGGAAAAATACGACATACACTGTATGTTGTACTCCTGCGGAAACGACGCAAGACACACTAAAATCTATGTTCCGTTGGAAGGTGCCACTATCGTTGATACGGGAACGCTGTGCAATCCGTTCTACTCCTGTGGGTTTATCATGAGGGTATCGGCTATATTGGATGTTATTGCATTCAATAATGGGGTATTCTTTGAACAACGCTTTACCACTTGGGGTAATGAAGACCAGTATCTAGGACTTGTATGCGAACACTTGAAACATAAAGTTGCCCTTACGTGTGAAACCCTGCTAAACGGCAAGGTTGGTGGTGATAGCGATTCCCATCAGGACTATCGGGAATCCTTGCAGACTTATGTGGACTTGATAAGGGAGCACAATTTCCCTATTCGTAATGAGCCTAGCAGGTGTGAAGTCGTTCATCTCGAACCGTGAATGGCGGTCAGATAGAGTAGATTGTATAAAGCGGGAAGATTTCCCGCTTTTTGTGATATATGTTTTAATGTCGTTATATAAACTATATGTGAAAATGATTCCATCATAGGGATTTTAGTATGAATATGCAGAAAATCATGCTCGAAGCGATGACAGCGAACGACAAGGCCATCATTCGTGAGGCAAACGTTGACTTTGATAGGCTGAAAAAGTGCGTGTTTCCGATGGACGGTGTTCAGAACATTGATACGCAAGTTATTAAGGATAAGGTAGCCAAGAATGAACCCATCACGTTTGAATGGGCATTGCAGGAATACTATAAAAACGACAACAAGGATTATCATCGTAAATTCTTGCAGGACCTTGCTAAGGGTCTTCTGACGGAAAAGACGGACGAAAGCATGTTCTTCTCGAAAGAGGATGCCAACTCACTGGAAAAATATCAGAGTAGGTATCCTGTGCTTTCGAAATTGACGGACGGCCCGCAAGTGTTCAAGTGGTTCAATCTGCTTATGGGCACTGAATTGGGCAAGACCGCAGTGAGCAGTACAGAAACGACGTTCGATGAACGTGGAAGGGCTAATGTCAGGCCGCTAGATAATGACAGGGCTATTCGTGATACGCAGGAAAAATACCTTGACGTGACCGAAGAACATCTGGAGACAATCTACAAGTTTGTGCGAAGGGGTGCTAGTCTTTCTAGGGATGGCTTACTGTATGCTGCATATATTGGGTACATGTTCCACATGTTCGAAAATTCCAGAAAGATTACAGGTGAAGCAACTGACGACGATACCGAGAAGGTTAAAATGCACGAGTTGCTGGACATGCCTGCACATACTATCGCAAAGACTGCGGCAGAGCGGTTGCCAGCTAGCTCTACTGGAAGCTTGACTAACAAGCATTCTTATTACAACATGCGTCAGCGTAGTTTGAGAATGATAGACCCGTTCAGAATCAATAGCTCGAACTTGTCTGAAATATATGTATATCCGCAGTTTACGATTGACGTGTTGGCATTGACCCCATCGACAGCGGATGCCTTCAGAAATGTGCTGAAAAATTGTGGGTATGATAGCATTGCGGACCGTTTGACTGACCTTGAAGGTGACGGTGACAATAAGATTCTTGACATTACCTCAAAAGAGCTTGTCGCTATATTGAAAGACCCGAATGTTATTCATGGGTGCCTTGGTGCTGGCCTTAACAATATCTTCAAGAAGTGGGGCAGTAGCTGGGTGTCTGAGACGGGTGAAAGCTCATTGGACGAGCTGCTCCTTGCAAAACCGCCAGAGAACAATTCGGATAAGCGGGAGGTACAGGTAGTCCCTGTCGCAAAGGGTGACTCATTGAGGCAAGCTAACACCGACCGTGAAATGACTGGCTATGATATGATTGCCGAGTCAAACAAGGATATGGTGATTGGCGAAGGTGATGTAGTTAAGGACCCAGATGCCGAAGTTGGTGGGGAAAGACTTAGTGATGAGAATGTCAAGGCGATAAGTAACGCTTATCAAGAGGCTTATAGTGAGCTGTTTGGCAATGCCAACGCTAAAAACTTGAAATTGAAATCTGCCATCAAGTTGAAAGACCTTATCATAAGCAAGTTGAAAGCATTGGATGCGAACAACGAGCTTACGGTCAACGTTGTTCCTAATATACAAAGACTAAAGTTCGGTAGTGCTAGGGAGTTTATTGCCAAGTTCTGGAGAGTGGTTAAAGCACTCAATCCATCGGCTCCGTCGAGAATAGTGTATGATACCTTTGATGGTAAACACCATGATATGGCTGTTACTGACGGTATTTACGATACGCTTGACAATACTAATTTTGAAAACGTCATTTCCCGTAAGGTCTCGACGAATGGTCATACCTATTTCATTTCTATTCCTCGTGGTATCGCTTTTGCTGCTATGCAGGAGAATGACGATGATACGATTGTCCGTACCGAGAACCCGAATACATATTGCATGGGTTTGGTGCGTGATGGAAAACCTATGAGGTATTCGAGTGTATCTGATTTGATGAACTCTCCGATTGGTAAATACGGTACTGCCGTAGTGAGGTATCGCAAGGTCGGTAGAGTTAAATTCGACACAGATGAAGCGAACAAATCTTATGCCAAGGTGCTGGAAGCATTGAGGAACATGAAGAAAGATAACCAGGTGTGGAACCCAGGCCCAGTGGAGGGTATGTCTGGTAGGAAGGGTGCAATTCGTGTACTCCAAACTGTGATATCCAATGAGTTCCAAGACCCGACTGAGCAACATGAAATCATTCAGCCGTTCTTGGGCGGTGTAGGCATGTCGGTTGAATCTTACGACAAGCAGAGCGGCAAATTTGCTTTCGAATCCACTTCTAGTGTAGGTGGCACTCTCATTCGCCATTTGAGCGATATGTACAACCTTGACAAAACGGTTGAGGATTACAGTGGGTGGGATGTAATCAATATCCTTAAAGTAGTTTCTCCATCTAGTAAGTGGGACCTGACCAACTGGAATTTCCGCAACGTATTGAGAGCGGACGCCGCCCTTAATGGAACGTCCTCTGAGTTTGCCGACGAAGATGACGTTGACGAGCGTCTTCGCAATCGTAGATTGGAAGGTGACGCAACACGGTTTGGCGGTGGAAAATATTCCGAGGATGCACAAACCTATCCGACGGACGATGAAGGCGAAGCAAACTTCGACGCTGAATCCAATGCCGAAGTTGGTGGTGAAGGAATTGGCAATGAGAATGCCAAGGCGATACGCAATGCGTTCGATGAAGCCTACGAGGACCTGTTTGGTGGTGCCGATGCCAGAACCCTGACGTTGGAAGATGGCCGTAGGTTGAAAGACGGTATAGTGAATAAGTTGCACGAAATGAGCGCTAACAACCTGATTTCGCTCAACATCATCCCTGCGGTACAAAGAATTGAGTATACTAGCTTTAAGGACTTTGTTAACAAGTTCTGGGCAGTGGCTGACAAGGCTGTTGCTACGGAACCTGATTTGAGTGACAACTCTATCCGAATGGAAGCTTTTACCAACGATAATGGTGTTGTTTCTGACGAATTGGAACCATCGGTCAAGAAATGCTTGTACGACGTTGTTAGAAAGGGAGCATATAACGATACCGATAAAAAGCTTATACCAGCAATGGGAAGCTTGATGATGAGGTATGCTACCAGTTCCGCTTTCGAGAACAATGGTCTCAACACCAGCTGTAATCCTGAGAACCTTGCATCGGCATTTAACCAGAACTTCGAAAAGGACTGGCAGATGAAGATGGACGCTGTGGCACAACTTCAAAATGCTGCGTCTGGCGAAGATGTAGACATGGAGCTTAATAGGTTCAAAGTGGAAGTTGCTAAACGTGATGCCGACCTGTATTCAGCTATTCAGGAAAAGATTGATAATGACCCAGATTATGTGTCTCGTGTAGCCAATCTTGTTGCACAGAACGCCAATGCGATTGTCAATGACTTGAATGGGGTGTCTCTTGATGAGGCTGCCGAAAAGGTTCCATATGTCCCGTTTGATAGGAAGGCGGCAAAATGGTTTAATGATGCTGGCAATGCCCTTATTGACTTCTGCCTGTACGGTATAGAAGATAATACAAATCAGAGCATGACAACCCTGAATAAGGCATTCGGTGCTGAGGGCATAAATGCTATGATGTACAGGCTGTACAAGTCTGTGCCAAAATCATGTCTCTCCATTGATTATGGTACTGATTCTAACGGCATTGCTCGGTTGGACACGAAGACTGTTCGTGAGTTGTGGGCGAATGAACTTCAAATGTTGGAATCGCATTACAACAAGCATGACCTGCGTGACCAGATTGCTAGTAAGGCCAATATCAATTTTGGTGACTTGGAACAGAAAATCAAAAAGACATACGAAAACGGTACGGTTGGTAAGCTGTTTGAATGCGAGCCTGGTGTTACATCTCCATTTAAGTACAATGGAGCGTCGCTTAACCTGAATGCGGTGAAGGCATACTTTGATGGCTTGATGGCTTTTGCCGACAGCTACAATGACATCGGTGCTTATTCTGGTCCTAAGGGGACTATTGAAAGGCAGGAGCGTACGCAGAATACGCTTAACAACGAGGTGCAGAAACAAAAGGTGCTTGAAAACAAGTATTTTGAGTCGCTGCATACTACATTTACTCGTGTATATAACGGATTGCAATCCAATGAACTTTCACCCAAGGATGAGATTGTTACACAAACCCTTGCTAAGGTAATGAAGCAGGTGGTGGCTAACCCGATGAACGTCCTTGTAAACAATAATGCTAGACTTATCAGTGCCTATGCTTATTATGAGGAACTAATCAAGGCTGAAAACCGCTCTGTATATCAATCTAGGAAGTCCCTCGGATTTGGCGTAGGAGTAGATGAGAATAACGAGAAAAAGCTCGGTAAACAAGGTTCGCTTACTGGACGCAATGAAGTCATCGATAAGACTGTGTCTCCTGTTGCGCTTGCTTTGGCTACGGTGCATACTGATGAACTCAGGAAACAAATGAATGCCCTTAGCAAGCAGATTGACATCGAGACCGCCGAGCAAGACTATCAGAAATATCTATCTGAAGTTGGCCAAGGAAACCGTGTTGTTAGATATGCAAATAACACGGAACTCGACGTGGCAAATATAAAGAATCTCGACGCTGATGGTAGAGCTAAGGCCATGTTGAGCAGGTTTGATAATATTAAGGACGACTATAAGTTGTTCTGCAATTACAAACTTGACGCCAACGGAACCAAGCCAGCCGATATTGCTAAAATGGTTGAATACCGCAAAAACGAATTGATAATGCTGTTGTACAAGGCGGCATGTGATATCGTGAATGCTAGGTCTAAGATGCCAAGCGACGTTAAGACGTTTATAGATAAATTGGCGGCACAAGGTGAGTACGTGAAGTACGGTTCTGCGGAAATCATCCAGCAAAATCTGATGACCAAGTTTACGAATCTCACTGCTGAATTGGAGATTGCTGATTTCAACGCTTATATGGACTTTATGGGCAAGATTAAAGCTAGTGCGGCAGCATCGAACGTGAAGACTTCTGGCGACGATGATAAGGACCCTTCAAGCAATAACGACCCGACAAAATCTGCATTGAATATTATGCGTGGCAAAGAGCAATTTGCTCAAAACCGTACGGATGAGCTTATCGATGATATTATTAGCGACAAGCCAATCGATGTGGGTGCTGCCCATAAACTCATTACGGATATGGGTAAGAAAGGTAGTCGTACGACAGGAACCGACATCACTCTGACAGGAACGTTGAACGTTATCCAGAATGATGCTGGTGGTGACATGATTATCACAACTAACGTTATATTGAATGAGAACGATAAACTTGTCATTACTGTCGGTAACGAAGTTTACCCTAGGGTTGTAAAGTCGGTTGATGCCCAGAAATATGTTGGTAAGGATAATAAACAGCATACATTATACAAGTACACGATTGCTTCTATTTATGGATTGGCTCCATCGAAGAAGGATATCCCATTCCAGAGATTCCAGTCTGCAAACAAGCTGTCTGGCTTCGATTTTGGCGGTGAAACATTGAACGCCGTTCTAGCGAAGTTGAATGGATGGCATGAACAGTATGACGGTCTTGGTAAGGGTGGAATACCAGCGGACGTTAAGCAGAAGTTGCACATCCTGAAAGAGTTGTATGAGGGATGCTCGGGTTCTCTGCTCATGAAGTCTCTCGTGTCATACTGTGTGTGGAGAGCAAGCAACTATAATGGTGATTTTGCTCCAAACAGAACCCTTCGTCGTGTGGGTGGCTACATGAGCGACCCGTTGATGAAGAAGTATTTCGATACGATAGCTCTTGACTTGGAAGAGTTGGGCCCGAATGGCATAAAGAAGGACCCTGAAAAATACGCTGAAATCCTAGACATTCTGCCTGATGACTTTATCAGCACGGCGCAGCAATTCCATTACGACCTTGTTACACCAGAAAACGTGCGCAAGGGTGGACATGAAGCGGCTGCAAACATTACCATCGCAAGCTTGGATATGGATGCCACGAACAGCCTGAAACTTATCGTGGATACATTGTCTAAGTGGTCAGGATATGTAGGTGCAGATGATGTCAAGAGATACCTCACGTTAAAGAGCAAGCCGAGCCCAAATGGTAAGCCGAACGTAGATGGAAAGATTAAGCTATCTCCCGAGGATGCAACCAAGTTGCTTGACATGATATCTCCAACAAGTGGATACAAGCCTGTCCTCGATGATATCTTGAAGGAACACAACTGGAATATCGCTAAGCCTCTTATCGAAGCGTACAAAAAAACAACCAGTACGCCGACGTTTGATGACGCTATCCAATATCTCAGAGACCATTACATGACTAAGAGGGTAGGAGGCGTTGAGGTAAAGAATAGGGATGCATTCGCTAACTATGTCAAGACGAACCTCCCGTATAACGTAAAACAAACCCTAAATATCAACTGATAATCCAGACTTATATAGTAGAGCCACCGTTATTATGACGGTGGCTCTTTTTGTATTCGGTAAACTCGATGATTTGAATCAAATGGTGTCTAGCTGCATTATAAACTATAGGTAAATTATCCGATTGCTGTACTATGTCACTAGAAAACGACGTAAATGTTGAAGAGTCTAAACCCCTCCAAAATGTTGGGCCTACCAATACTGATGCTTCTGACGACGATATCGGGGTTGGAGAGGATTTTTTGAACATGGTTTTTGGCCTTGATGGGGACGGGGACAAGACAGTTGCGATTGATGAAATGAGCGACGCAGAGGAAGCGGCGGTGTTGGAACACTTCAGTAGCGAAGAGCCTAAGGATGAAGATGTAGGTTTTATCTTTGGGCTTGATTCTAATGACGATGACGATGATG